GAAAGGTCTCTTTGGCGCTTTGGCAGACCTAGACCCAGCATCGAAGGCAGGATACGAGACACACCTCACTGCAATGAGCAAGCTAGATGAAATGTGGGCGGGATTTCATAAGAAACGTGGTAAGGTGTGGCGTAAAGTCTTCAATGCAGAGTATGAAGACGTAGAAGCCAGGAACTTAGCCATTGATACAGCGAGAGTCGAGGTAGATGCTATGGCTGACGTTGCCTATGACTTCGAGATGAAGATGTACGATTATTCAGCCAACGCTCTGTTTGGTAGCGGTAAGAGACCAGCCTCTAGCGAAACTGGTGTTTTCCAAGAAGATACAGAACTCCACGGAATCTGGACTGCCGAGACTGCTATGCGATGGTTTGTTCAAGCAGAAGATGGCAATATAAGAAGCGAGAAGGCGTGGCGTGTTGGCACAGCCGATGTCATGGCAGACGACCTGAAGAATAGGCTTGGGATAGAAACAACAAGAACTACCGCGGGAATTGACGAAGTTTATCTGTCTATGAGCGAAGATGACTTCGCCAAGGTAAATAAAATCGCTTTGGAGGGTAAAGGGAAATCAGATGCTCATAAGGCAAAAAGCTTTATTGAGTGGGACGACGCAGTTCCGCAAGGAACTAGAGAAGCTACTACTACCTGGGTAGAGCACGTCAGGAGTGTCAGACAAAAGATGATTGATGCCGTGAGAAACCATAGGAAGGGCATGGTAGACAGCCCGCCCGAGAATTACGGCGAGCGCATGGCTAGAAACAGCAAATTCTATAACGAAGACTACACCAAGCTGATTATGGAATTTCACAATGCCGAAATTGAGGGCGCTGCGTTTGCCATGAACTCAAAGGGAAGAGTTCCAAGCCAAATCAATAACGACAGCATGACCAGGATGGAAGCGTACATGGGTTTCTTGAGCCCGATGTTGGACGGTATGGCTACAGAGATTGCTGGAGACATAACAAACAACAGGATGTATAACGGGTCTCAACTAACGGCAGGACAAGCGAAGCAAGTTGATTCGTGGCTAAATCAAGTTGACCAGAGCATGAAATCAAACAAGCTCAGTGCCGTGAAGTATGGCGAAACCATGAAGGACTACACGATGCTCGACTATACTGACAGAACTGGCTGGGACGAAGCTTACTCAATGGCTTATCCATATCAATTCTGGTATACACACTCATTTAGAAACTGGGCTATGAGGACTCTCGATAACACGAGCATGTTCGCCTCGTTCTACAAGCTTAGAGATGCCCAGAAGAAGATGGGTAAGATTGGAGTTCCTACTAGAATGAAGGATAAGACGCGCCTTTCCTGGGCGTTCTTACCAGAGTGGGCTGGTGGGTCAACGTATTTCGACCCGCTCTCGCAGTTCTTCCCAGCTGGCTCTCTATTCTCAATGCTCGATGTGTTCAATGATGACAAGAGCAAGCTTACCAGGACTGCCTATTATCACTTGGCAGATATGGCGAAGCTGGGAGAGATTACGGAAGAGCAAGCCATGGAGGCTAGGGAAGCAGGGGAGGGTGATACGTGGGACGCGGCTCTCGAGTGGGCGAGTACAAATACTGGTTATTCTAATCCGTATACACTTGCTTCTCAGTTCATGCAGCCGTCTATGTTCGTGGACGTTGGTGTCAACCTATTGTTCGGTTCTCCCGAGGAAATACCACCAACGCCTATATTGAATCTATCTAGGTCGCTGGCTGGCATGTTTGGCGAAGATACCTTAGTTGGCAAGGCGCTCGGCGCTCCAGCTCAGGCAGAAGGCAAACTCCGCCAGCATGTTTACGGTATGACGCCAGCACAAGCACAGTTTGGTTCTTTCGGTGATTACTACGTGAAGAGACAGCTTGCTGGTATGCTGACAATGAGTGAGATAAGCCCAGAGAACTATTCAAAGACATTGTTGGATATGGATAACGGGAAATATGACTCTGAGTGGTACAGTATGGCTTATGAAAGAGCTTTTGAAGAGGTGAACTTGAAGCAACCAGGGTATCTGGCTGCGATGGCTTATAAAGGCGGTGCTAACTTGGGCGTTATAGGAGCTACGACCTTCGCGTCTGTGTTCCCGCAAGGCGTCATTTCTCAGGGTGAGCTCGAATACAGAGGGCATCAGAGGGAAAACAACAGAGCGTGGGAGATTTATAACGCTACTGGGGACAAGACCGCTATGCATGAATTCTATAACAAGCACCCAGAGTATCGTTTGCGCTCTAATATTTTTATAAACGACCCGAAGATACAAGCTAAGAGCCTATTGATAACTAACATATGGGACTTATATTCTGGCTTGAGCAAAGCTAACCAAAAGGTAGCTATAGAGACGTTTGGACAAGAGTTCCAGAGAGCCTTCCTTGAAGATGTGACAAAGGACGAGTTCTCTGTAGAGCTAGATACGCTTGCTAGATGGGCACAGATGCTGGGCTCTTCAGTTCCAGAATCTATTCCAGAAGCACAAGAGGCGTTCTCGGAAGAGCCAGTACAGGAATTAGATAAGTGGGACGACCAACATGCCAAGGACTATGGAGGATTCATTGAGGAGAGGGAGAGACTGTTCCCGACTTGGTACGTCCTACAAGGGAAATACTACGACCTACCGCAGAGTGAGAGGTCTCAGTTTACGAGAGACTTCCCTCAGTTCCAGGAATACCGAGATTGGAAGACAGATTACCTGAAGAAACAACCAGGTATCTCTTCGGTGGTAGAGTCTGGTTCTATAAATTACGGTACTAATGATGAGCTGAAAGGTTATTTGACGGAAGAGGAAATGAAATCTTTCCCTGCCTTGTTATCAAATAGCTTGATTGCTCACTTCACATTTGACCAACCTCTAGGGGCTGGTGCTCTAATGATGTTAGAGGATGCGTGGATAACAGCGGGTAAACCTGGAAAAGATTTCAAGAGATGGCTAAATTATGAAATTGCTCCAAGCTACACGCTACTTGTAAAATAAGACAATTTGTACTATAATTGTCCTAATTATGGAGGTTTTGTAATGGCAGAAAAGAATGTAAACGCTGATTCTGGTGCAACAGTTGAGAAAACTGTAGCTCCTTCTAAGGAACTTGGCGACATTTACCAGCCATCTACAGGCGAGAATGCTGAAAATAACCAGCAAGCTCCTACTGGAGAGCAGGATAAAGGTCAAGAAACTCAGGAGAAAGTATCAGGAGAAAGCAAAAAACAAGAAGTTTTGACAGCAGCGCAGGTTTCGGAAATTGTCACAGAAGGAATAACAAAAGGTTTACGACAGTTCCAGAGCATGAGCGACAAATCGGAAGCTAGGGTAAATAAGCTGATTTCGGACAGTGAAACTCGGACGAAGAAAATCATAGGGCGCGACTTGACCCCACAGGAAAAGATTGCACTCGAAGGGGACGTTCGGGAAGAGGTTCGTAGCAGTACGGAGGGAAATGTAGATGATGCTGATTCTAAAGGCAGCGATACGTTTGCGCCCTCTAATGAAGCCAAGCAAGAGTTCGCCAGTAAGATTCAGACGCTGGAGATAAAATACGGTGTACGTTTGTTCCAAGGAGACGAAGAAGCAAAAACAGTCAACTGGAATGAAAGAGACCACCTGAAACTACTCCCGCAAATTGAATCAGCTATAAAGGCTAAGTCTGGGCGAAGTCAATCTGATAACTCCGATGGTGCTAGAGGTAGGCTACCTGCTGGACAGGTTGGTAGTTCACCAGACACCATGAAAAACATGACGCCTGGGGATTTGCTCAGAAAGGCATATCCAATACCAGGGCAAGACAAATAAAATAAAACGGAGATAAACTATGAGTTACACACTCGCAGATTTTAGTCGCTTAGCGACACAACCGCTGAAGAAAGCGGTTATCGACATTTTCCGACGTGAATCGTTCATGCTGGACACTCTCGCTTTCGAGACCCCAGGAACGCTGAATATCGAAATGTTGCGCACTAAGTCACTACCTACGATTACGGCTCGCGACATTGGTGAAGCTTACACGGAATCAAAGGGACTCACAGAGAACCTACAGGAGAGAATATCCTTCCTCGGCGGTTACATCGACATTCCTAAAGAGTACATCAAAGCCAAAAACCAAGTAGTGAACCAGCGGGCGTTACAGACAGAAATGTTTGTTACCTCGATGGCTTATAAGTTCAACGACATGTTTATCAACGGTAATCCCGAAGACAACCCGAAAGAAATGACTGGTCTACACTATCGTTTCAACAACGATTTAGAAGATGCTCAGTCTATCGACGCTGGTGGCGCGGACTTATCGCATGGGACACCTGCTAACTTGCTTGCTGCCCAGATAAAAATAGTTGACTTGTTAGAACAAGTAATACACACAGTAGACGGACATAAAGCAGATGCTTTGCTTATGAATTCCACGACCTACTTACGAATACTCTCAGCTCTAAGGGCTCGGGGTTATTGGGCATCGACCAAAGATTCATTTGGACGAAGCATGCCGACCTTCGGTGAAGGCGGTCCAAAAATCGTAGACATCGGTGTAAAGAAAGACCAGAGCACGCTCATTATGCCTAACACCGAATTAGCTGACGGTACAGCCACTACTGGCGCAACCTTTACCAGCATTTATGCCTTGAAATTTGGCGACCCATTCTTGAAGGGTTGGCAGTTCGACAGCGTAAGCGCTGAGGATATTGGGATGCTAGAAAACGGCGTTTCGTACCGAAGTATTATAGACTGGGGTTGCGGTATTTACTTCTACAATCCTCGCTCTATAGCACGCATATATGATATTCAAGCTGCCGAATAAGGAGAGATAAAATGGACGCAAATTTGAAACTATTAGCCTCTTCGGTTGAGACCTCTTCAGTGACTAACGCCACTGGAGTGGACTTCGGCGGCAGAGACTTACAACCGTTGACGTATCGCCTTCTGGTGACTGCCTCAACTGGTGGTACAGAACTCCTGGACGTAAAAATCCAAGAATCTGACGACAATTCAACTTGGAGAGACTTCCTCGCGTTTGCACAGGTTACGGGAACTGGCATTTCATTTGTTACAGGAAAATCAGACGCTCGATACCGCAGATATTACGCTACTATTGCAGGAACATCACCATCATTTACGATGGCAATAGACGTAGTGCCTGGTGGCAGATACGACAAGTTCTAAACAAGATTATTATTAGACTGGGTGGGGAGCGTAAAAACTCCCCCCTCTTTATAATAGGGAAAGTCAAGGAAGGATAAATAATGGCAACGATAAATTCGAGAAGTCTTTCTGGACTTGCTTTGCAAGTGGCAAAAATACTTGGTGGAGTACGAGAGGGGATAGCTACTACAGGCAGCACAACAACTCTCACGGACACAAAGAGAAGGCTAGAACCAGCAGAGACATGGGACGGCGGGTTCATTGTTATGCTCTCTGGAACTAATGGTGGGGAGATGATGACTATAAACTCATACGCAGAGGGGGTATTCACGTTTGATACACTAACGGCGGCTATTATCAGCGGTGACAGATACGCAGTAGTTCCCTTCCTGTTCAACAAAGAAGATGCTATCTCCGCTATAAATACGGCTTTGCTCGATTTTGGAGATTACTTACAGCACGACGAAACCCTAACTGTGGATGCTGACGCGCAGATTTATACCCTGCCAAGCGGCGTTTTCAATGTAAAAAGGTTTGAGGTTGCTCAGTCTGAAAGCTCGCCTTATGATTATAAGGAGCAATACTACTGGGATGAGCACAGCGGTTACATTTACTTCAAAGCTGGCAATGAGCCTTCCACGGACGATATGAAGATAAGGCTTTGGTATATTGGGACTCATGCAGAGCTGGTTGACAATGATGACGAGATTGATACAGAGATTGACGACAGATGGTTGAAGTGGGCTGCCTCAGTGAATCTTTATCGGAGCTATTATTCTCAGTACGGCGAAGCTGACCCACACAGGGTTCAACTTATGAACGAGGCAGTACAGAATGAAGCTATGAATCGAATCAGAGTGCAGGGAAGAGTTACAAGGGACATGGCTAGGACGCCTATGCTGAACTAAGGAGCTAACGATGGACGTACAAGTTGGATATGACATAGCAAGACCTTCGCATCATTTATCTCTGTCTGATGGCGAGGCAACGATAGGGTTGAATCTATGCAATAGGGGAGGGAGCATAGATGCTAATGCTCTAAAACGAAACCCTGTGAACAGAACGGCTTTGAAGACTGCGCAGGGTAGCTTGCAGTATTCTGACCTTGAAGAACCATGGTTCTCTATTGCTCAGACATCGTGGGCTAATGGAAGGGGCGAAGATGACTTTGATACAGATAAAGAAAGCTTCTTCGATAATTTCAGGACGATAAATCTTGGGGATAAGATTGTTCTTGGCGCTTTGGAGAGAATACATTCTGGGATAAGAAAAGGGGACGTACTTCAAAACAAGGGTACTGGGTTATCCTGGGTGGGGCTTCATGGAGGCAACACGTACACGGCGGTAAAGTTTACGGCGGCTGAAAGTTACGACGCTGTAAATATTTATCTTGAAATAAAGAGGAGGGGGACTCCAGAGGGTTCACTATACGTTGGTCTATTCAACGACAACGCTGGCGTACCTGGAACGGTGATAAACTCAACTTCATTTGATACAACGGACATCGACGATATTTTAGCAATCAAACTGAGAGCGACAATAACTGCGTCGTCCCTTACTGCCGCTACAGATTACTGGGTGAAGGTGTGGGCGGCAGACGGCGATGGGGAGAACTGCTGGCTGGTTGGGACGGATAATTCTTACGCTGGTTCTACAACATACAAGTCAGAAGACGAAGGTTCTTGGACTGTGACGGCAGACCAGATGTATTATTATGTGGCTGAAGTTATTACGCAATATAGTCCAATATTCTTCAAGTACAGGAGAGCTGATTATGTTGTTCTATCCAGTTCATCTGGAGCACCTTCTATTTATATAAGTGGCGACAGGGGATTTGCCGACGCGAACACAGCTGCGCTCTCAACATTAGTGGATGGGACAAAAACGTGGGAAACAAATCAGTTCGCAGGGGCAGTCGTCACTATTATATCTGGTCTCGGTATGAACGAGTCTCAAAGGTGGCGCGTGATAGACTCAAACACAGCCGACACGCTAACTTTATCGGAAGACTGGACAGTGACGCACGATACGACAACAGAGTACGTGATATTGGGTGCAGATACGCTGGAGGAAGTAACTGGGCATGGAATAACAGACCCAGTTAGTAATGTTCTCGTCCATAATAATATAATATATTTTGCAGTAGGCGATTCTGATAATATA